ATCTTAGCTGCGTGTTCTGGTAACATATTAATTAGTTTCGATCTAGAAATATTCTTTCTTATAATAACAAATGTTGCATCTCTTAATAGAAAATCTCTACTAGCTGGATCAATATATACATCATATGGATCAATTCTTTTAAAATCTACTTCTCCCATACCTCTATCAGCATCTTTATCAACATCAACTAAGAAATATCCAACTCCCTTAGTTAAACTATCTAAGACTACTTGACTATATAATGATTTACCATTAGACAAATACCAACAATACTCTGCAATATCAGAATGAACCTGAGCAGTATCCACATCATCGCCAGTTGCTCCAACTGCTTTCCATCTTGGATTATTAGCAGTTACAAAGTATTTCATTATCTCAACAATTGGAGTTACCCTATTAATAATAAATGTGGGCATACCCGATTCTTCTAAAGCATCAACTTCAGTTCTAGATAATTGTTCGTTTAAGTAAAAATCAAATCCTTTTTGACTGAGAACCTGCCATCTTTGCCTGTGACTATTATTGGCTCTCTCCCAAAGCTGTTTGTTTACTTGTGCTCTTTTCTTATTTGTTAATCTTGCCATTATAAAACACCTTTCCTCAATTTACCTCTCTGTGATCCACCTAATTCCTGAAATAACCTTTTTTCTTCTCTCAGTTTATCTCTTTCCATTTTCTGTTTTGATGTAAGTTTTGAAGCGGTTTGAGGCTTGCTAAAATCTGAACCCTTCTTATATTCTACTCTAACTATACCTCCCTCTTTTTTCGACAATGTATTAAGCCTTTCTTCAAAATAGTAAAACTTTTTCCTATCTAATTTTCTAATGGACGGAGCGTTTTGATTACCTCCTTGCTTAACTATCCTAGCCGTCCTCTGAGGCCCTAAATAATGATCAATTTGTGTCTTAATATTTTTTAGTTCCTTAGACCCTTCCCTAGACAGCGAATGTTTTGATAACTTTTCAACAGTTTCCTTTTGAATCCTCAACTTTTGAATACTTCTTAGCTTCTTGACTGCAGAGTAACCACCTTTAATAATACTTCTACCAGCCCCAACTGTCCCGGATACACCCATCGCCACGTCAAATAAATTACCTCGAGTTAAACCAAAACCAACCTCTTTAGACATTTCTTGCGCTTGGTACTCTGCTATTACACCAAGTAATTCAGAAAAAGATGGCAAGTCTTTTGAAGTTTTATATGCACCACCACTTGCTATATCTAATAGAGTACGCTTATCATTATTAGATAAACCACTTGCTAATTGATCTTGAGGTCTATAAGCCATTTATCTCATCCACTTTTTAACTGATTCAACAAAGTGTTCGGGGTCTCCCTTACCACCTTCTGTGTTGTAATACTTCTTCCAATATTCTGCTTGTCCTTCTAATGTATTAGGCATCCTCCTAGGAACTCTCCAATACTTTAAACGGCAATGAATAATACCAGATGCAATGTTCTTTTCTAATATTTCTGACCATACCTCCTCATCAAACATTTGCCAATACTTTAAATCTACAAGACTTGCCTTTGCACATTTCTGCATTAATCCTTTACGATGCTTTAAATAGTGAGCAAGATTGTCAACAGCAGATGCCGGTTCAACCTGCCAAAATGATCTAGCAGGGCCGTCACCCATCTGTCTAATATATTCATATCGAGATTCTACAATCCCGGTTGCTATTACTAGATCAACAGCATCTTTAGATGCAAACTTATCACCCATCCTTGAACAGGTGTCCTCAACTAAAGATCGTATTTGGCCAACACTAATCACATTAGCCTCCTATTAGTAAACTACTTCTTTTTGCAGCTATAACTTCGACCGTCCCACGTGAAAGACTTTTTTCCACCAGCGCAACCAGCTTTGAAAGCTTTTCTAAAACTTCCAGCAGCTTTTGAACCTTTTTCATATGAAGCATAAGCCCCTCCCTTTGTAGCGAGGACTTTCTTAGCTCCTTTTCTGATTCTACCTTTAGGAGAAAGTTCTGATTTAGCAACTCCTTTTGGTTTGCTAATCTTTACTCCACGCTTAGAAAGTCTTTTTAGCTTTCTCAGTGGTCGTTCAGACTTTTTAACTGCCCTAGCATGTTTCTTTGGTGATTCACCAGAAACTCCAATACCAACATTCGGCCCCATACCTTTCAGGGCTTTCTTTGCAGCTCTTTGACCTTTAATCGCCTGTATTTTTCTTTTTATTTTCTTTAGTGCCATATTTTACTCCTATGCAACTAACCAATTTTTTGCTTTTCTTTTTGGCTTAAACCATCGTTTCTTTTCTTTATCACGCTTCATATTTGGCGGGAACGAATGTACCTGCGCGTAATAAAGACTTTCAATTGTATCGTCATGTGACATTTTGGGGCCAAAAGTAACTATTTCGTTAATCAGATCAAACATATTTTTCCTCAAATGAACCGTTCCTGTACTAAATCTAGCTGAAAGGCCACTGTATATACGGTTTCTTTTGTTCGTTCCGCCCGGTTTCTCAGGTATAACCGCTATATCGAACCTATTTAAGCGCCTTCTTTCATCATTTAAGGCTTGAAATATACTTCTATTCATGGCCACGTCTTCAACAGTTGACGAAGTGCAATGATATTTTTCGTGTAATTCTAGTATATAATCAACAACACCTTTCTTTCCAATTATCTCTCCATTGTCTGGTGCCTTACTTCCAATTGTAGGAATACTTCTATGTCTCTCATATTCTAATACATATAATTCATTATTTGCATCTACTGCTATTACCATTATAACTGAAAAGTCAGCATGCTTTGTATCAATATCTGTCGCTGGATCACATCCTATAAATGTATTAACTGGAATTTGATCATCACCTTTCACAATATAATTGACATCATCCTCGTGTTTGTAATAACCCTCCCAGTAACTAACGTGTCTTCTTGTCCAAACTGCGTCCTCATCACTCATTACTTCCATCATGTATTCTTGATAATACTTTTGAGGTTGACCAGAATCCGCATAGAACTTCTTTTTTTCCTTTAACTTCTTTGCATTAAAAAAGGAAGTCCATAACGGAGAACCATCGTCAGTGATGGCTTTATATGTAATTACATTCCAAGCAAATTCTTCATTACTCTTTTTAGCCTTACTATGATTTGTAAGAAGATTGTTAATAAAAGAATCATAATGTACGGGAGTGCCATTAACACGTAACCTGCCAGTGTGAGGCTCAAGAGCCGGGTAGACAACAGCAGTGACAAGATTTGCGTTCTTATCTCTTGCTTCTCTTGTAATTGTATTTGCTTCGTGTTCAAAGTCATCGAGTACTATTAAATCATATCTTTTATGAAGTTTTGCGCCACCTCTTATACCTGACACATTAGATTTACTAATTAACTTACACCCGTTTGATAGTTCAACATCTTCTTCTGTCCACTTCTTTCCTCTCATGCCTCCAAAATAATACTTAATTTTATCATTATAATCCAAGTGATGCTTTATATAATCCATATTTCCTACACTAAGTTTCTGAGTAGCTGATACCCAAGCATAGAATAGAAAGTCATCTTTAGGACAAAAAAGGAAGTCTTTGAGTATAGAAGCCTTTGTTAATACAGTTTTTCCATGACCACGTGGAATAATGATAGCAACTTGTTTTGTTTCTTTATCATCAATTACATCAGCAATCTCGTAATGAAAGAATGGAGTTTCACTACGCATGAAGTCATCAGCCAGAAACAACTTACCAAATGCAATTAGGTCTTTGTTGGCAAGTCTTAAAGCTTCTTCAGCTTTATCTACATTCTGACCGTTTATATTCAATCTTCTGTCATCCTATCAGGTACTTCCATACCCTCTATGATAGCCATCATTCTTTTTAGATAAGTTACTTGCCTAGATGACAGTGAATACAAATTATATGGTAACGACCTCTTATATTTCTTTAGATCAGATATTGCAATATCCAGTGGTAATTCTATTTTACTTGGCACCATTGGGTCTCTCCAGTCTCTTTCGTTCATTTAATTCTCCCAACATTTAATTCCATCTTTAGTTAACTCAGTTGTTACCCACCCTGTTCTTATTATCGGATACATAGAATAACGAGCATAATTAGCATACCGTAGGAATGAACCACCCCTGACATACCACCTTCTTCTAAGAGATTCTTCTCCATCTACTATCTTTATTGAATCAACTGGTTTAGCATACAACTGATGATTATGTCCCAATATGAACACATCACCATCTGAATATACTGATGATAACTTATCCAGCTCAAGGTCACCATTCTTAGCACCACTCTTACCATGACCTGATACAATATTCCATACAGAACCTGCAATATCTACTGACGTATATCCGGGGTACTGAAAATAAGGAACATTCATTTCAGCAGCTAATGTCTTACAAACATCAAAATCTAGAATAGTATAGCTTCTAAGAAAATCATGGTTACCACCCCGTATGAATAGACATTTATCCTTTATTGGATCAACAAGTTTTAAAAATGCAAGATATTGTTCATCTGGTGGAATGTTCTGACCTCTTTGATTTATAGCCTTATATCCCGGTGGTATTAGTTCAAGTAGGTCTCCATTACCAAACCATCTTGCGTTTCTATCTCTCTTTATTATTCTTACAGCTTCCTTGAACTTCTTTAAGTCAAATTCAACAGCACCAACATGAATATCAGTTAAACAGTGAATACGAAGTTTTTCTTTTGATTTTATGGTAAATATTTCACCGGGCTTTATTGATGGAAATTCATCGGATATTACTGTATCCAGTGGAACTGAAAAGTTTTTTGAACAAGAATTACACTTAAACTTCTGATTTGTTTTACTCTTATTAAACTTTTTACCGTCCTTTTTAACATACATACTGGTACAATACGGACAAACCATTATTCACCCTCCTCTATTTGTTTCTGTTCTCTTGTCGCTCCCTCTAGTTCATCTGGAGAAAAGCCTTGGAAAACACCAAGTAAACCTACCTCTCTTTGTTTTACTGTGGATCCCGAAGTACCAACTATCTTACCTAATTCTTTTGTGGATTGTAATATTATATTATCATCTTCACTATAATCAGCTAATCCCTTTAGTTTACCAAGTATATACTCATGGTCAATACCAAGGCCCTTAGCTACATCTAATACTGATTTTTCTATTTCTTTCATTACTCTCTCCTGTTTTAATAGTATTGTTGCCTTTTTCCTAGCTTTATTATCAGATAATTCTGTATATGCGTTCTTGTATGCTTCCACTGCTCCCATACCAACTACTATATTTGTAGCAAATTCTCTTTCCTTCTTGGTTACTTTCTTTCTTTCGACTACCCTTTTATTAGTATTTTTTATCTTTTTACTAAATGTATATCTGTTTGGATGTGAATTGAAGTCAGTATCCATCTTAACATTTTGTCTATTAAGAAAACTTCCCACAACAGTTCTTACCCAACCATTTGCATATTTATAATTCTTCCTATCTCCGGGGTGATTTACTTCCTTGCTGACTTTTAATAGTTGAACAATTCTATTGTCATCACTTAACACCCAGTCACCTTCATTAGCTTTACGCCAGTCAAATACTACATTTGTACCGGGGTTGTGTTCTAAAAACTCTTCTAGCCCATCATAAACACAATGGGTTTTATTTTTAATGGATTTCTTTTCCAAATCTTAGTTCGTTGACTTGACTCGCTAAATTATCTATTAGATCATTAACTTCTTGTGGAATCATATACATATTCCCGTCTATCTCAATAGGACTATAATCGTGGGATAAATTTTCAAGTACAAATTCTTGTTGTTCTCTAGGTAATCCCGATAATTCTTTTATTTCATCAGCCATGGTAGAACATAAACCATATTTCATTAATACTCAACACTTACATAAGCCATTGGAGTTACATTAGCTATATTATTAGGTGTAAAATTTGCACTACTAACATACTCTCCCCATATTTTCTTACGTCCTTGTATTGTAATTGGTTGAACACCTGACCATATAATAGAGTCGCCGTCCATACAATAGGCATGGAAATAGGCATCATATTCACCCTCTTCCATTAAATAAATATAATAAGTAAATACAGGCCTCCATGAATTAGCGTTGTCTGCTTGTTCTGCATTAGCAAAGAAGTATATAGGCACATTATTTTCTGCATCAATTATATTACGTTCAACTGTCATAAAATCATCTCCACACGACCAAGCATAGAAAATAAATAATACACTTAATATTAAACCTGATATAAACTTACTCATTTTGTAGCGTCCTTCATTACTTCATCATAAAATTTCTCTGAAATCATACTCTTTACACCGTCAGACCAGTGGTATGTAAGAGGATGGTTCTCAAGTACATCATAAAATCTTTTTTTTAAATCAACACCATCTTTTATTATTGTTGTATTAGACACAAGTTCACCTAATTTGTATTCCATATTATTGTCTTCTTTCGTTATTCCCTCTAATATAGATGCAAATAGCCTCACTTCTTCTTCTTACGCCAGCTTAGAGGATTCATGTTAAATTCCTTTTGGTACCATTTGAGTTGTTCTTCCATAATTACCATTCTTTCGTCTTCAGCTTCAATATGTTTTGCTACCAACTCTTGTATTTCATCACTAGCATCTGACATGCTACGCTCAAGTTCTTGTATTCTCCACTCAACCTGTAAATATCCATATACTGTTGCCGCAATCAATACACATACCTGAGCGAGCCACTTAATATTTAACGATATAACAGCATTATCATCAATAATTGCAGTCTTCATTGACCTAGAAGTCTCATGCCCATTACTACTTCGATTCATTTAAATTTCTTTTTCTTACCACCATGATATTCATATGCATGTCCATTAATCTTTAATAACTCATTAAGACTATCATCATATCCTTTTAAAAATATTTCTCCAAGCACACGACCATACTTACCAACGCCATGAGATTTAAGAGTAAAGTCCCCTTCGTCTGTCTTCTCCAGTAAATCCTTCACATATTCCTTGGCAGCTAAACCTTTCACCTTTTCTTCTTTATCCCGGGTACGACATTCCCAAGTATCCACTCCATATAGTCTAATTCTCTTCTTTACCCATATATCAAATCCTAGATCAATCATGGCATCACAGGTATCACCATCAACCACTCTCAATAAACCTGCTGGATAAACGAATTTATCAGGTTTTTTCATTATACATAGACAATTTGTATATTGCTATCCATAGAAGTATCGCACATATCGTATAAAAAGCTACCGGTGACACATGTTGTATCGGCATTATAAGGAATGTCGCAACTAACCATGCGAGTATTAGCCTTGGTATTAATTTTTCTTGTTTCATTTATATAATTCGGATTCATTTATTATCCCCTCATTTATATTATCTATTCCCCCCCTGCCACCCTATAAGGTAAAAAAAAATAAAATTGTATCAAACTACTAATTGCCCAAGTGCTTTAAGAAAAAAATTATACCATTTTGATGTGCGTCCTTTTTACACTATATACCCCCTATTCGGGGGATTTCGTAATACGAATTTTAGTTAAATTTCATTTAATTATATTTAATTAACCATTAACAACCTGAAAGGAGTCAACTATGACTGCAACTAAACAGCTGAATAGACAGAACCTGTTAGATCGTGCAGCTGCCGTATGGCAGAAGATGCTTGATGACGTAGCTAAGGCTAGCGTGAGGCGCGAATGGAACAAATTTACTGGTTCACAACCCAGTAAGAACGATATCGTGCGCGCTGCACAAGCTGACCTACGAGTTCTCAATGATGTTGCAATAGCACATGGCTGGGACCCAGTCTACGTGGATCATGAAGAGGAAGTCCCCAAGCTAGGCAAGATCAACAAATAACCATGGGGGGCTTATGTCCCCCTTTTTTAGCACTGTGTTGTGCTGGTTTGTGCTAATATATAGCGCAGTTGTGCATTCTGCCTTTGTTGGTTAGTATAGATCAGCGCACACTTTGTCTTATAATATATCATCAACTGTCCATCACTTGGGCAATAACTCAGGAGGTATCATGACCTTAATACAATCACACACTTATACCATTAATCTTGCTAATGTTAATTACTTCAGAGAACACCATGGTATGACAATATTCAGAATGAACAACGGTAAGACTGTTCAAATAACTTGTCCTTATGACAGTGTTATGAAACAGTTAAGGGGTACAATGAATACTAT